AACAACGCAAAGACAGGCATTACAGCACAACAGGCAAGCGAAATAACGGCTAACACAGCCAAAGTGGGCATAACTACTGCGCAGGCATCTGAAATAGCCGCAAACACGCTTAAAACAGGTATCACAGCACAACAGGCTTCTGACATTTCTACTAACAACTCAAAGGTCGGTATCACAACAGCTCAATCAGATGCAATTATAGCAAACACAGCTAAAAATAGTTACCCGAGTGCTGACGCAACTAAGTTAGCTGGGATTGAGGCTGGAGCTCAAGTGAACCCTGTAAACGTTTCAGAGTTAAATAACGACGCAGGATATGTTACTGAGAACACTCAGTTAAGTGACGCTGAGATTGCTGCACTAGGATACATTAAAACGGACACTAACACTCAGTTGAGTGATGCAGACATAGCGGCTTTTGGATACATCAAAACAGATACCAATACTCAACGTACCGACGCCGAGATTAACGCTTTAATCGACGCAAACACTAACGGATACATAACCGACTATACAGTTACCGAGGCAGATGTTACAGCTCATCAAGCTGCCTTAACTATTAGTGAGTCGCAAATTAGCGACCTATCTCACTTCTCAGGTTCTTATAACGACTTAACAGATAAGCCTGTAGGTGTTAACCCTAGAACTGACGAAGAAATACAAGATGTCGTGGGTGCTACAATTAGTGGTTCAGGAGCAACCTCTGTTACTTATGATGACGTTGCTAATACAATAACTGTAAATTCTACAGACACAAACACGCAACTTAGTGATGCGGACATAGCGGCTATGGGTTACATTAAGACCGATACTAATACTCAGCTGTCAGATGCTGATATCGCTGCTTTCGGTTACATAAAGACAGATACAAACACCCAACGTACTGACGAAGAAATACAGGACGTTGTAGGTGGTTTGATTTCGGGAAGCGGAGCTACTACAGTCACTTATGACGACGTTGCAGGCACAATGACAGTAAGTTCTACGGATACAAATACACAGAGGACTGACTCTGAGATTAACGCTCTTATTGCTACAGGAGTGTCGGGACTAGCTAGCGAGACTTACGTTGACACTGCAGTTTCTAATTTAGTAGATGCAGCTCCTACAACCTTAGACACTCTCAATGAGTTGGCTGCGGCGTTGGGTGATGACCCTAACTTCGCTACTACAGTTTCTACAAACATAGGCAATGTATCTAATAGAGTTACAACCTTAGAGAATGCTGGATACATCACTGACTACACGGTTACCGAAGGTGATGTCACTGCTCACCAAGCTGCACTTAGCATAACTGAGTCTCAGATATCTGACTTGTCTCACTTCTCAGGTTCTTACAATGACCTAACTGACAAGCCTGCAGGTGTTAACCCTAGGACAGATGAGGAGATACAGGATATAGTGGGTACTATGCTGTCAGGTTCGGGAGCTACTTCCGTTGCCTACGACGACGCTGCGGGTACAATATCTATTAGTTCTACAGATACAGATACAAACACTCAGAGAACTGACGAGGAAATACAAGACGTAATAGGCGGTATAATTAGTGGTTCAGGAGCTACAACGGTTTCTTATGATGACGTCGCAAACACAATAACAGTGAGCTCTACAGATACCAATACCCAACTGAGTGACTCAGATATAGCTGCCTTTGGATACATTAAAACGGACACCAATACTCAAAGAACGGACGCTGAGATTAACGCACTGATTGACGCAAACACCAATGGGTACATAACCGACTACACAGTTACTCAGGGGGACGTAACAGCGCACCAAGCTGCTTTAACTATTACAGAGTCCCAAATATCTGACTTATCTCATTTCTCGGGTTCTTATAATGACTTGACTGACGTTCCTGCTGGAGTGACAGCTAGAACAGATGAGGAGATTGAGGACGTTGTAGGTAGTTTAATTTCAGGGACTGGAGCTACTACAGTTACCTATAACGACGCTGCAGGTACTTTAGTCGTAAGCTCAACAGATACTAACACCCAACTTAGCGACGCTGATATCGCAGCTATGGGCTACATTAAGACGGACACTAATACGCAATTAACTGACGCTGAGATTGCTGCTTTCGGTTACATTAAGACGGACACCAACACTCAGAGGACTGATGAGGAGATACAGGATGTAGTGGGCACTGCTATTAGCGGTTCAGGAGCGACCTCTGTTACTTATAATGATGCTGCAGGTACAATAACCGTAAGTTCTACGGACACAAACACTCAGCTTAGCGACGGTGATATTGCAGCCTTTGGATATACAAAAGGAAACGAAACAGTGACACTATCGGGCGACATAACGGGAAGTGGTACGACAGCTATTACAGCAAGTATAGCAAGTAATGCGGTAGGTGCTGATGAATTAAACGTAAGTGGCAACGGCACGTCAGGACAAGTACTAGCTTCTGACGGAGACGGTAGTTTTAGCTGGACAGATGTAAGCGGTGGTATTGGTGGCAGTATTGCTAATACGCAGATTGCTTTCGGTAACGGTACAGACTCACTAGCAGGAGATGCAGACTTCACCTTTGCTAGTAAGACACTTACTTTAGGCGGTGATTCAGGCTCAGGTAACTTAGTAGCTCAGTTGATTACAGGTGAGGCTTTGACTTCCAACAATTATATAAACGTAGCAAACTACATACAGCACCAATCTGACACTAATACTAAGTTTGGATTCCCTGCAAATGACACCTTCACTATTGAAACTTCAGGCTCTGAAAGAATGAGAGTTGATTCGTCAGGAAACGTAGGTATCAGTGAAGTAACTCCTGAAACATTACTTCACGTAACTAAGAATACTAACTCACACTCTTGGTCTCACAACAGTAACGTACTAGCTACATTTGAGAATAGCGCAAGTGCATACGTAAACATAGTGGCTGGAAACAGCAATCAAGCTGAATTATGGTTTAGTGACTCAGCTCTGTCGGGAAGGGGTCGACTTAGATACGACCACTCTAGCGACACTATGGAGATATGGGGAGCGTCTGCACCTAAAGCTTACATATATAGTACTGGTAATATGACTATCACTGGGACTCTATCTGAAAATTCAGATGAGAGACTTAAAGAGAATATTAACACAATAGAGAACGCTCTTGACAAAGTAAACAACTTGAGAGGTGTAGAGTATAATATGATAGCTGACGACAGCAAGACTAAGAAGTTAGGTCTTATTGCTCAAGAGGTTGAGGCTGTTGTACCTGAATTAGTACACGACAACGCAGAGTACAAGTCAGTGGCGTATTCTACTACTGTAGCCTTATTAGTTGAGTCTATAAAGGAGTTGACAGATAAGGTCAATGACCTTCAAAGTCAGATAGATACTATGCGTGCATAGTTTTTAAAAAGCTATAAAAACTTGTTTTTAAATAAAGAGTTTAACCCTTAAAATTCAATATATGCCAAGCGCAAAAGAAACCCTTGACAAAATTGCACAAGCTATCGGAATAGCTACTGCAGAACCAACCCCTGAAGTAGTCGAAGAGACTGCTGAGGTTGTTGAAGACACACCAGTTGCTGAAGAAGTCAAAGAGACTGAAGAGGCTACTGAGACTGTAGAAGAAACTACTGAAGAAACCGCTGAAGAAATCACTGAAGAGGTTGCTGATGAGGTTGAAACTACTGAAAATAATGACGAACCTGAGGCAGAAGTTGCTGAGGATAAGTCAGGTGAGAGAGTTGCTGAATTGGAAGCTCAGATTAACGAGCTTAAAAAGATTATAGCTGACTCACTTGCAAACGAAACAGAAGACGTTGTAGAAACGCCTGAGATACCTGTAAAAGAAGAAGAGGGACTTACACATAGTCCTGAAGCTGAAGTGGCTGTAAAGCGCACTAAAATAGGTAACAAGGGTGGCTCTATTATGTCTAATGTGTTTAAATACATAAATCAATAATAACTGCTAAATATATATATAATGGCAACTACTACTTCTATTACTACTACTTACGCAGGTGAAAAAGCTGCTGGGTTTATCTCAGCTGCTCTTTTGAGTGCTCCTACCCTAGATAAGGGCGGTATCACTGTAAAGCCTAACGTAAAATTCAAGCAAGTAATGCAAAAATTGGCTGTTGGTGATGTTATCGCTGATGCTTCTTGTGACTTTACTGCTACTTCAACTGTAACTTTAACTGAGCGCTACTTACAGCCTGAGGACTTCCAAGTGAACCTTGAGCTTTGTAAGAAAGATTTCGAATCGGATTGGTTAAGCATTGAGCAAGGTTTCTCTTCTTTTGATGAGCTACCTAAGTCTTTCGCTGAGTACCTAATCGGACACGTTGCTGCTAAGGTTGCTGCTAAGACTGAGACTAACATTTGGAACGGTGCTAACGCTAACGCTGGTGAGTTCGACGGTCTTGTTGCTCTTGCTGCTGCTGACTCTGACGTTATCGACGTTGCTCACACTGGTGCTACTGACGCTTCTAACATTATCGCTCGCTTAGGTGACGTTGTTGATGCTATTCCTTCTACTATCTACGGAAACGAAGGTCTTGCTATCTACATCTCTCAAGCTGATGCACGTTCTTACGTAAGAGCTCAAGCTGCTCTAGGTTACAAAGACCTTTACCACGTAGGACAGACTGCTATGGACTTCGAAGGTGTTAAACTTTTCGTTGCTAACGGTCTTAACTCAGGTCAAATTGTTGCTGCTGAAAAAGACAATATGTTCTTCGGCACTGGCTTGCAATCTGATATGAACGAGGTTAAGCTTATCGACTTAGCTGATATCGACGGTTCTCAAAACGTTCGTGTAGTTATGCGCTTCTCTGCAGGTGTAAACTTCGCTATCGGTTCTGAAATCGTATTGGCTCAAGTAAGCTAATAATAAATAATATAGAGGAGTGGTTAACTCTACTCCTCTTTTTTCTAATCTTTAAAACTGCAAAAAAATGAGTTGTAATATATCACTAGGACGTTTAGAGGGTTGTAAAGACCAAGTAGGTGGATTGAACGCTATCTATTTTCTAAACTTCGACGACGCTACTTACACACTTGACGCTGCTTCAGGCGAAGCTTCAGTTGTTGAAACTACTCCAAGCGCATACAAGTATGATTTAAGAGGCACTTCTACTTTTGAGCAGTCTTTGACTTCTAGCCGTGAGAACGGTACTACTTTTGTTGAGCAAACTCTAACAGTTAGCTTGAAAAAACAAGACAGTACTACTCACAAAGAGGTTAAGTTATTAGCTTACGGTCGTCCTAAGGTTTTAATCGAGGACAACAACGGCAACCTATTCGTTATGGGTCACGAGTATGGCGCAGAAATGAATGCTACTACATCTACGGGTGCTGCTATGGGAGATAAAAACGGATACGAATTAACTTTCGTAGCTTCTGAAAAAGTATTAGCACCTATCAGTGCTGACGCTATCTCTGCTTACAACGTAGTGTTAGGTTCTTAATAACTAAGACTGTATATAAAAATAAGAGCTCTACTTCGGTAGGGCTTTTTTTTGTTATATATTTTAATATACGCTTGATTTTGTTACGTACGAGTTACATATAAAACAAAATAGGTGTTAAATTGTTTTTAAATAAAGAGAATATGTTATATTTTAATGGTACAGACGGCACTTTCTATGTCAACACTAAGGCTGACTCAGGACTTACTGTTAGCGTACAATTTACACAAGAGGGTGACGACACCACAACACTAACAATAGACTCTGACATAGTAGACGGTGGGTATTATCAGACCGCTACTTTTGATGCTAGCGAGCTTGTAGCGAACTTAACCCCTTCAGTATCTTACGACGTAAAGATGTACTCAGGGGACATTCTAGTGTATACAGATAAAATGTACTACGGAGAAGCTAGCGAAGAATTAAACGAGGGCAGATATATTGAAACCTCAGAAAATAATGACTTTATAATACTACAATAATGAATCTAAATTTCGTAAACTTATCGGGCTATGATATGCCTAAGGCAGTCGAAGACAAACGCAAGGAGTGGGTTGCTTATGGCGAAGACAATGACTACTATTCTTTCTTAGTACAGTCCTACCTACAGTCCGCTACTAACAACGCTGCTATACGCTCTATAGCTGACCAAATATACGGAGAAGGTATCTGTATAGACGGAATGGAGAAAGACAGTCCTGAGGTAAAAGAATTAAGAAAATTTATCTCACATAGATGTCTTAAAAAGATTATTTTGGAGCGAAAGATGTTAGGTCAAGCTGCTATGCAAGTTATATATAGCAAGGCAGGCAATGACCGCAAAGTAGTAAAGATTAAGCACTTCCCAATACACACTCTAAGACCTGAGAAAATGGACTCAGAGGGCGTTATAGCTGCTTACTACTATCACCCTAACTGGGCAGAGAAAAAGAGAACTGACACTCTTAAACGTATTCCTACATTTGGTAATTCTACTGAGAAGGTTGAGCTTATGATTTTAAAGCCTTACCTTTCTAGCTACGACTACTTCTGTCCGCCTGACTACTCAGGAGCACTACCTTATGCAGAGCTAGAGAATGAAATTGCAGACTACTTACTAAACGAAACTAAGAACAGCTTCTCAGGTACTAAGGTAATTAACTTCAACAATGGAGTGCCTGACTTAGAGCAGAGAGATGCAATCACAAGAGACGTCAAATCTAAGCTTACAGGCTCAAGAGGTCAAAAGGTTATTGTTGCTTTTAATGAGAACCAAGAGTCAGCTACAACTGTAGACGACATATCTCTTAATGATGCGCCCGCTCACTATGAGTATCTAGCTAACGAAGCTAAACACAAGATACTTGTAGGGCATAGAGTTACATCTCCTATGCTTCTAGGTATTAAAGATAGCGGTAATGGTCTTGCCTCTAATGCGGATGAGATTAAGAATGCTTCTCAGCTTTTTAATTCTACAGTTATAGCTCCTTACCAAGACGAGATTGTAGACGCTATCAGTGACATTATGGAGCTTAACGGAGAAGTTCCTGAGATTTACTTTATAACTGCTCAACCTATTGAGTTCACTTCCGAGAACCAAGAGGACGAATACAACAAAGAGAAAGACAAAGCTCCTGTAAACGAAGAAGAAGCTGTAAAAGAAGAGGACACTAACTTAAGCGCTGACTTTGAACTTTCGGTTGACCCTAAGTTCGTAAAAGACGCTATCGAATTATATAACGAATCTAAGAATGTGTAAAACTGTAAATGGTATTGCTGACTTATTCGTCTACTTAGAGAAGGTAGGTGAGGTTGTTGATGACAATGAGTGGGCTTTGGTAGACGCTAGAGAAGTAGGTAACGAAACTGAGAGCGAGGACTATGAAGCTATGCTTAATGATACTCTTGACGTAGCACTATCTATAGCAGATACTAGACGTAAAGACAGCGTTCAGGATACTAAGTTTATTAAAGTTCGTTATAGATACGCTAAGGGTTCTAGAAAGAACGGAAAGCAAGGTAAGAGCTCTAGAGACTTCTGCAGGTTAATGCACAGAACTAAGAAGGTGTACAGGAAAGAGGACATACTTAAGATGCAAAAAGACGGAGTTAACTCTAGGTTAGGTCATAACAAACAACCTTACTCAATTTGGCTACACAAGGGTGGCGTTAATTGCTACGATACGTGGGAGCGTGTTATATACATTAAAAAAACTAGAAGAGACGGAGAGCCTTACGGTGGTGACGCTCTAAGAGGTACTTATAAAACAACAGTAGGTCAAGCTAAGAAAAAAGGCTTTGACCCTAAAAGAAACAAATACAAAAACGACAGGCGTGTTGCTGAGGCTCAGATAGACCGAGCTGACAAGGGACACCACCCTTCATATTCTAAAAAGAAATAAAATGAAAGCACTCTTTATATCTAAGGACGACTTAGTAAGTCAGACACCTTTGTCTGCTAATATAGATTTTGATAAGGTACAACACTTTATTAAAATAGCTCAAGACATACACATTCACCAAATGCTAGGCTCTAAGCTATATGATAGATTGCAGGATGACGTAGTAGGTAATACTCTTACTGGTGACTACAGAGAATTAGTTTACGAATACATTAAGCCAACACTTGTGCAGTTCAGCTTTATGGAGTACCTTCCGTTTAGTCAATACACAATCTCTAATAAAGGTGTATTTAAGCACACTTCAGAGAACGCTGCACTACCTACAGACAAAGAGGTTGATGCTATGCGTGATGCTGCTAGAGATATAGCTCAGTACTACTCTAAACGACTTGTAGAGTATCTTAGACACAATGATAATCTATTCTTAGAATATAATACTAACACTAACGAAGACGTAAGACCCTCAAAAGATATAACTTTCGGTGGCTGGAATATATAATGAGCGAACACGAGCAAAATTTTAGAATAAGCAGGCTAGAGCAAGAGGTCGATTTCTTCCGTAAAACTACTGAGCAATCTTTGGTGGAAAATGGTAAGAAAATAGACAGGGTTCTATCTGTATTGGAATCTGACGAGTCTATAGGCAAAGACGGCTTAGTTAAAAAGGTGAACAAGCTTGAGGATAAAATATACTCATTAAGAAACTTTATTAGGGCTTATAAGCTAGCTATAGCTATGTTAGCTGGACTGTTCACCGCTATAGGTTCTGCAGTTACATACTACGTAAACTACCTAAGACAATGAGATTAACTACCAACTTTACTCAGTGGGAATTTAGAAGTAAGGACGGAGCTCCTATGCCTAAGGATGTATTGGATAACGTAAGAGAGTTAGCCTGCAATTTACAAGCCCTTAGAGACTTTCTAGGAGAGCCTATACGTATCAACAGCGCATACAGAAGCCTACAGCACAATCGCTCTATAGGTTCAAAAGACTCAAGCCAGCACGTTAAAGGCAAAGCTGCTGATATAAAGGTAAAAGACTTAGAGACAAAGGACTTGTATCTAATCATAGAATCTCTAATTGAAGCAGGAGATATGAAAGAGGGTGGTTTAGGTTTATATAATACTTTTGTACACTATGATATCAGAGGTACTAAGGCACGTTGGGACTATAGAACTAAGGAAAATTTTTAGTAATGGGAGATTATAAGAAAAAAAACGGTACTACTAGAGTAGGTGACTTCTTAAGAAAGCTAAATAAAGGCAAAGCTCTTGAGGTTGTAGGCAACTTAATTACAGGCGACGTAAAAGGAGCT